AAGCCGACCCCGACGCCTTCTTCATCCGCACCGACGCTCCGGACGGCATGAAGATGTTCCAGCGCGAGGACGCCGCCTTCGCTCAGGACGGCGATTTCGAGACGGGCAATCAGAAATACAAGGGCTACGAGCGCTATTCGGGGGGCTGGAGCGATTTCCGAGGGCTCTATTCCAATGGGGGCGGAGCCTGAGGCGAGGGGCGATGCCACTCTCCCGGTGTCGCCCCTCCTGAACTAACGGAATTGGCTCAGGCCATCCGACACGGATCGTTAGGAGGATTTAAATGCCCGCTTCCAATTACCCCGCCGGCTTCGCCAACGGCCTCACGGTCCGCGGCGTCCCGATCCTGCAGACCAATCCCGGCCGAGTGGTTTGGGTTGGAAATGCCTCCACTATTCTTACGGGCCAGCGCTCCGGTTCGGACGGCAACAAGGGCACGTTCGACGCGCCGTTCGGCACTCTCGACTTCGCCGTGGGTCAATGCACCGGTGGCAGGGGCGACATCATCGTCATCAAGCCCGGCCATGCCGAGACGATCAGCACGGCTACCGCTCTTGCTCTGGACGTGGCAGGAATCTCCATCGTCGGGCTCGGCATGGGAACGAATCGCCCGACCTTCACCTTGGACACGGCGACCACCGCCACGATTGGGGTGACTGCTGCGAATATCAGCATCCAGAACTGCGTCTTCACCGCCAATTTCGCCGACATCGTCTCGGTCTTCACTCTGACGACTGCGAAGAATTTCGCCTTGGAGAATTGCTACGTCAAGGCGACGGCGACGAACATGAACTTCCTCAACGTTGTCGATACGAACGCGACCACGGCCGATGCGGACGGGCTCTATATCGTCGGCTGCAAGTGGATCGAGCCCGATCTTGCGACGCTCGGATTCGTGAAGATGGACGGGACCAACGCCGACATCGTCTTCAGCGGGAATTATCTCGTCCTCGGGGTGAACAACAACACTGCCTCCTGCTTCGCCATCGCCACGGGCAAGATCATCACGTCCCTGAGGATGGAGGACAACCGGCTCTACCGGCTGAACACGGACACCGCGACGGGGGGTGTCCTGATCACCACCGATGGCTCGACCAACACCGGGATCATCGCCCGCAACTTCATCCAGACCGCCGACACGGCCGGAGAGGTTCTTGTGACGGCCTCTTCGGGCTTCGGCTTCTTCGAGAATCGCGAGAGCGGCGTTGCGGGGGCAACTGGGTATGTCCTTCCTGCGGTTGACAGCTAGGAGCCTGAAAGATGAGCGCCAAGAAGCAGAAGTCGGATAGCGAACGCATCGCCGAGCTTGAGAAGCTCGTGGCCGAGATGCGCCGCCTGATGGCCGCCAACGGCTGGTCGATGCCGTGAAGCGCAGGATCACCGGGCGGGTCAACGGGGGCTATTACGAGGTCCTGGACCCCGATGGTGGGGTACAGATGCAAATGCCGCTGGTAGAGGCTCGTGAGGACGCGAAGCTTCAGGCGGCGATCAAGCGCAACGGTTGGGAGGCTCCATGACCGCCGAACGATTCAGCAGTGGTGGTTATCGGCTCGGCGATCCTGTCTCGGCTGGAGGTTATACCACCTATGTCGCGCGCGTGGCGTTGGACGATGGGACGGGCGTCAATGTTCCACTCCCGGCCGCCCTTGGTGGCAGCGGTGGCCTTAAGGTTGATATCGTCGGCGGAAGCTCGGCTGGGACCGAATATGTCGAAGACGCCGCTGCTGCCGCCAATCCAGCCGGTGGCGCGCTAATCCTCATTCGTCGCGACACTCTGTCGGCTTCGGAAGTCTCCGCTGATGGTGACAACATTGCGGCCAAGGCGACGAGCAAGGGGCAGCTTCACGTTCGCGCTCTCGATGTTGAGGCTCTGCTTCCGGCGGCGCTGGCAGCGAATGGGGGGCTAAAGGTCGAGGGCGTCGCTGGAGGCGTGGCCCAGCCGGTCAGTGGCACTTTCTGGCAAGCCACTCAGCCCGTTTCAGGTCCCCAGACCAATGCCGAGTTCCTCGCCGCCCTTCGCTCGACCGCGGCTTTCACCAGCGTCAACAGCGGCACGTCCAGCGTGACGATCCTCGCGTCCAACGCCAACCGTAAGGGCGCGATCATCGTCAACACCGACGCCAACATCCTCTATATCGACCTGACCGGCGGAACGGCCGCGACGACCCGCTATGCGTCCGCCCTTGCCACTGGCGACGAGTATGAGGTTCCGTTCGGCATCACTGGGACCATCACCGGGATATGGGCCGCAGACGGCGCTGGAGCGGCGCTCGTGACCGAGGCTTCTTAATGCGTCGCGCCTTCGGCTTCACTGGATTTGGGTTCGGGGCAAGGGGAGATGAGGCGCCGCCCCCTCCTCCACCACCCCCGCCGTCTGGTCCGTTTCCCGATCCGAATATCGAGGACGCTGGCGACCCGGTCAACGGCTGGGAACTCACCAGCTCAGGGCTTGGCACTGTTGCAGACGGCTCGCCGGGACTGATATTTATCACTGCAGACACCTCCAACTTGGCGGCCCTGACGGGTGCAAACGCCGCCGCCTTCAATGCTGCGGTGGCCGATGACACGCTCTACCACGTGGCCATTACAGTTACGGACTTCCTTGCTCTCGGAAACTCGACAATCCTCGTGAGGTTCAAGGGCACATTCCAGGCCTATACCTTCGACGCGGCCGAACTCGTTTCCCATGATATAACGACAGCTATCGGGGATAGCGGCTTCATCATTTACGGCGATGACACCGACAACGCGAGCTTCACTGTGAGCCTTATCGACGTAACGGCATAAAGGAGAAGTCCCGTGGCATTCCCGAGCATAAACGCCGAAGTCGATTTTTGGGACGATGGCGGAAGCATCATCACGCCGGGCACCATCGAGGCGCTGAGCGGCACGGTCGCCGACATCCGCATCGATCCCGAGCGACTGGAAGAGGGCGTCGAGCTTGAGACGGGCAGTTATCATCCGTACCGAGGCTACAGGCAACACATCTCCTGAACCGCCTTCCACCGGCCTCGCCCATGTGATACGTCAGCGGGACGTTAAACCGTAATTCAGGAGAGCGCCTATTCCAGCAGACGACATCCGGCGGCGACTGCATAGAGGCCTTCGCTCCATCTCATGGCAAACCCCGGCGCTCGCGGCTCAGGCCGTTATGTTGAGGGGAAAGCGATTGAACTGCCGGAACCATTCAAGCAGAGAGTGACATGCGCGACAACGCCCCTCCAGAACCACAGGCAATTGACCCGGCCAGCGGGTTCAAGGTGCCTCTGCGGGAATTGCAGAAGCAATGGGACGGCGAGCTTGTAGCCAAGCGCTTCATCGACAAGCGCAGGCATCCTCAGGATTTCGTTCGCGGCGTGACCGACAAGCAGGCCCTGCCCTATTCCCGTCCGGAATCTCCGGATCGCTTCATGGCCGAAAACATCCTATGGGAAGACTACCGCCCGATGCTCGAAGAGGCCGGAGCGGCGATGCTTGAAGAAGGAGAGGTAACAGAGCTGTGACCACGTCCGGATCAGTCAGCTACAACCTCTCGGCTAATCAGTTTATCGAGAAGGCCTTCCATCGTCTCGGCAAAGCATCCGAGGGCGAGGCGATGACCCCTCGCATGTACGAGGACGGCCGATCCTCTCTAAACCTCATACTCAAGGCCATCGGGGCTGAAGAGCATCTGTTTACCAAGCAGGAGCGCACCCTCGCTCTTGTCGCTTCCACAGCGGCATACGTCCTTACTCCAAAACCTCTTCGCGTCCTCAGCATCCGCAGGCGGCAGGACGCCATCGACGTTCCGATGAACGAGATGGCCCGGCAGGATTATTTCGACCAGCCCAACAAGACCGGCTCGCCCTCGATTCCGGTAAGCTGGTATTACGACCCCCAGACCACGACAGGAACGCTCTACGTCTGGCCTGCGCCCTCAACACAGGCCGCAGCCGATGTGACGCTCCAGATCACCCAACTTCGCAGGATAGAGGACATCCTTGCGTCGAATGACGATCTCGACGTGCCCCAGGAATGGCAACACGGGCTCATCTGGATTCTCGCCAACGATCTGGAGACGGAATATCCCGTCAACGACGCGCGTTTGGCGAAGAAGATCGGCGATCAGGCCGGTTTCTGGTGGAGCCGCGCCCAATCCTTCGACACCGAACCGGCCAGCATCTACCTTCAGCCAGAGATGCTGGAATGGCGCGCCTAAGACCCGCGCTTCAGGACAGCGAGGGCCGCTCGAAGCCATGGGCAGGCTCAAGGCTGGTCAATGCGTTCGCGGAACAGTCGGAAGGGGACAAATCCGACCAGTTCGCGATCATGGCCATTCCCGGCCTCACCCTCTTTTCCGACATTTCATCGTCTTCCGTTCGTGGGTCACACACCATGGGCGCGGCGCTTTACGTCGTTGTCGGCGGCGCGCTCTACAGCGTCGCTTCGGACGGCGCGGAAACCAGCATCGGAGCCATAGGGGGAACCGACCCTGTTCGGATGGCCGACAACGGTCTTGAGCTTGCCATTGTCGGGGGTCCGCTCAACCGAACAGGGTTCGTCTATTCCGGGGGTTCGCTCACGACTCCTGTCGATCTCCCAGACGTGACGGACGTCACATACATCGACGGATATTTCGTCTGGACGGTTGCCGATTCGGATCAGTTCATCATCTCGGGAATAGACGATGGGCTGTCCTACGACCTTCTCGACGTCGCAACGGTGGAAGGGGCTCCGGATAACCTCGTAGGCGTGATCAACGATCACCGGGAATTGCTGTTTTTCGGCAAGGATACGACCGAGATTTGGTATAATAGCGGGGCCGCCGACTTTCCCTTCGAGCGACAGGGCAACGCCTTCATCGAGCATGGTTGCATTGATCGAAATTCCATCGAGAAGACCGACAACAGCGTCTTCTTCGTGGGAGACGATGACCGGATCGTCTATCGTTTGAATGGATATGATCCCCAGCGAATCTCAACCCATGCGGTCGAAACGAAACTAGCCGGGGCGAGTTGGTTTCGGGCTTGTAAATACTCTCAGGAGGGGCACAAGTTCTACATCCTCAACACCGATGTCGGAACCTCCTGCTATGACATCGCGACAGGGGCGTGGGCGGACCGATTGAGCTTCGAAAGGTCGAACTACCGAGTCGGGACAGCCGTGAAGGCCTATGGGCAGACGATCTTCGGCGACAACGGGATCGGCAAGCTCTACGTGCCTGATTTGGAGGTTTATTCCGAGAATGGCGATCCAATGTCCGTCGTTATTGAGCTTCCCTCCATCGACAAGGAGCAGGATTCCACGCTCTACGCCTTCGAGGTCCGCTGTGAGACGGGAGTGGGGAATTCGGACGTGGAAGACCCCCAGATCATCATGCAATACAGCCGCGACGGGGGAAGGTCGTGGTCCAACGAAATGTGGCGCTCACTCGGAAGGATCGGGGAATATCTCACCCGCGCCGTCTGGCGATGCAACGCCGACTTCAAGCGCCAACTTCGGATCAGGCTTACGCTTCCCGACAAGGTGAGGCGCTTCGTCATGGGCTACGACGCAGATATCCGCTGATGGCCGGCCGCATTCCCCCCACTCGTGCAAAGCTAGTTGACGAGCGCGGCCTGATCACCGCCGAATGGTATCGCTACTTCTTCGGGACCGAAAGCCAAGTTCAGGCTGGAGAGGTTCAAGGTGGGACCGGACTCGCCGGAGGAGGTCCGGTTGCCAACGGGGTAGAGCTGAGCATCGCCGATGACGGGGTCGGAAACGAGCAACTGCGCGACGGCCTACCCTGTAGCGTCATCGGGCGGTTTCAGAACAGCAGCGGAGATGTCGCCGATATACAGGCCACAGCGAATTTCCGCATCCTCACGAGACAGGGCGACCAACTCGTCTTCGCCCCCCTGAAGGCCGAATCCTTCGCCGTTGCCGATGTTCCAGACGCGGCCGATTTCGGGGCTGGAACGATTATTTACGTGACCGACGAAGCGGGAGGGCCGACTCTGGCGGCATCGGACGGAACGGATTGGTTGAGGACGAGCGACAATGCGGTGATTTCCTAGAGCCCCTTGGACTTCAGATAGTCCTTCAGCGACCCAATCGGCGGCTCGCGCGACATCCACTCCACGTCTTCTGGGCGAAGGACAAAGCGAACTGTCTTCGGACGAAGAAAGAAGCCGCACTCACCAGCCTCTTGCAGCGCGGCCTCTAATGCCTCTTCGGTAAGGTCGTTGACCATGGGCTTGCCTACCATACGTTGCGCCGCCCGGCAAACACGGCTATAACCTCTTCGTGCGGCGCTCAGCGCTGGCGGCAAGATCGGCCCGCCGAGCATTCCAGACAGACGATCACGAGACAATTGTCTGGAGCGCCGTGAAGCATCAGCCCAACATCAGCGCTCCCGACCTGTCGATGAGCCGGGATGCGGGAGCGTATCACCGCATCGCCAACGATCCGGCGGTGCTGCCTCTCGTGGTGCAGAAGGGACAGGGCGAACTCGACTTCACCGCGTTTCTCGACAATCCAGACAATGTCGGCTTCCTCTACACCGACTGCGCTTTCCTCGCCCATTGTCTGGAGCCCGGCGTCTACGAGGTCCATTCCATGGCCCTTCCTCATGTGAGGGGCCGCTACGTCGCCGAAGCCGCCAAGCTGTCGATCCAGTGCATGTTCTTCGCCACGCCCGCTGTGGAGCTTCTGACCCGTGTCGTTGAGGGCAATGTCGCGGCAACCGCCTTGACCCATCTCGTCGGCTTTTCACCTGAATTCGTCCGCAAGGCCGCGTGGCAGACGGACGAAGGCCCGAAGGATGTCAGCTTCTACGCCCTTCGCTATCCGGAGTGGGTCAAGAAGCAGGATTGGCTCAGGGCTGGAGGAGAATGGCTTCACTCGCTGCTTGGGGACGAGGTTTCTCACGCCGACGATCCGGCGCACGATCTCTACGTCGGCGCGACAGTTGAAATGCTCCTCTCCGGGCAAGTGGACAAAGGCTGCTTCTTCTACAATCGCTGGGCTCGGTTCGCGGGGTACGAGACGATTGAGGTGGTGGATTACGATCCTCTGACCATTGATATCAGATCGCATCGGGTCACGCTCGCCAACGGAAAAGTGGAGGTGGCGACATGCCTGCTGGAGCAACGATAGGCGCGGCCGTCATCGGGGGCGGGGCGCAGATACTCAGCGGCAACAAGGCCGCCAAGGCGCAGCAGAAAGCCGCGAACCTCACGATTGCGGAGGAGCGCCGCCAGTACGACCAGACGCGTGCGGATTTCGCGCCGTGGCGGGAGACGGGAGTCTCCGCCCTCGGGAAGCTTGCGGGCATGTATGGCGTCGGGGCCTCTGGAGCCCCCTCGGGGACGGCCGATCCCAACGCGGCTGCCTATGGTGGTTTTTTCACTTCCCCCGGATACGAGTTCAGGCGAGACGAGGGAAACAAGGCTATCGAGCGGTCCGCTGCCTCACGCGGGCTGCTGCGCTCCGGAGCGGCGGTCAAGGCGATTGACCGATACACCCAAGGCCTTGCGTCATCCGAGTTCAACAGCTTCGCGGATCGACTTGCTTCTCTGGCGGGGGTTGGGCAGTCCGCCACGGGAGCGACCGCTGCGGCGGGACAGGCGGCCACACAGGGTATTGCCGGGGCTTACGGCATGGCAGGAAACGCCAGAGCGTCCAGCTACCTCAACACCGGCTCAGCGGTAAACACGGGCATCAACAATGCCCTTCAGGCCTATCTCTGGCAGCAGGGAAACAAGGCCGGTGCCAGTAAGGGGGGCTGACGATGGCCAACCCTTACGGCATGGCGGAAGTCGATGTTGGAAGCGCTCTCGGAATTTACGAGGGCGCGAGGCAGCGCCGCATCAACCAGATGCGCCTTGAACGCCAGATGCGCCGGGAGGACATCGAGGACAAGAAGCACGATTCCATGCTCTCGATCATGGCCAAGTTCCGCATGGGGCAGCAGTCTCCGCAGCCTGTGGCTGGAATGGGCGGCGCATATGCTCAGCCGCAGGCCGCAGCGTCCCCTCAGGCTTCGGGCATGGGCTCGGCGTTTACTCCGCCGTCAGCTGGTCAGCCCGCTCCGCTTGTTCCGGGCAATATCAACCTCGCCAATCGTCCCATTGTAAACAATCCTGACGGATCGTATTCTACGGTCCGCTCGATCAGCGTCGGAACCGATCAAGGCGAAGTGCTGATCCCGACCGTAAGCGACGATGGTCGGCTCATGTCCGATCAAGAGGCGACGGAACAATATCGACGTACGGGAAAGCATCTCGGCATTTTTCGGACGCCGGAAGAAGCGACCGCCTTCGCTCAGCAGCTACACGCACAACAGGCCACGGCTTACGATGCCCCGGCCGCACGTTCACAGCCCCCTCAATCGATGATGGAGGCGAACGCCGGCCCTCTCGCTGAGCTAATGGTCGTTGCTCCAGAGGAGGCGGCGAAATACGCAACAGCCTTCCGCCAGATGGACGAGGCCCAAGCCAAGGCGGCAGAGACGCGCAATCACGCTATCGCCGTCGCGGCCTATCAGGTTCGTCAACTCCCTCAGGCCGAGCGTGCCGCGGCCCTACAGCGACTCGCTCCCCAGCTTGCCCAGCTCGGCGTTCCGCAGGAGATGATCGCCCGCACCGACCTGTCCGACCAGAACCTTGACTTCATGGTCAATCACGGCCGCGACATGGAGAAGATCATCGAAGCCGCCCAACCGAAGCTTCGTAACGTTCAGGCCGGCGACACGATCATCGACGAGCGCAATCCTACTGGCGATCCGGTCTATGAGTCGCCCTATATCAAGGGGGCGGATGGAACGCTCTACCGGCGCGATGAGGTGTTGCCGCAAGGGCAGGGCGGAGGTTCATCGGGTGCTCTGAACAATCCCGGCGGCCTGAAGGACGGCCCGTTCGCGCGTTCGCAGCCGGGTTACAAGGGGGCCAAGAACGGGTTCGCCGTATTCGACAGCGAGGCGTCCGGGTCCAGGGCTCAGGAGGCCCTGTTGCGCGCGAACTATCTGTCCGGTCCAACCACCGTCAGGGCAGTGGTAGAGCGCTACGCCCCGCGCGGCTCCGAGAATAGCGATGCTTCAGTCAATAATTACATCGCCTATGTCGCGCGCCAGATGGGGATTTCTCCCGATCAGAAGATCGACGCCAGCTCCACCGGCCCGCTCGCAAGAGCGATGCGAGAGTTCGAAACCGGCCATCGCTCCAAGGCCCCCGGCGAGGCGAGGCGCGTCCGCTCGCTTGAAGAGGCGATGGCGCTTCCCAAGGGCACGATATTCATCACGCCTCAGGGCAAGCAGAAGGTGCGCTGATGGCCGACCCTTGGGACCAGTTCGAAGACGCTCCCGCAGCTGCGCCTCGCGGTTCAGCGATTCCCTCTCCGGTCATTCCGCGCCAACCGCCTCCTCAGACGGAGGTCAACGCCGAACGTGACCGCATAGCCCTTGAGCGCGACAGAGTCGCCCTTGAGCGCGATCAGGCGCAGGCGACGGGCGGCGCAGGGCTCCAGCCCGACTCCGTCGATTTCCTCGCCCAGCAATGGCTGATGACCGGCCAAATGCCGACGCTGGGTTCCGGAAAGGATGCTGCGGCGGCGCGCCAGAGCATTCTCAATCGCGCAACGGATTTGGCTGGGGCCAAGGATAAAACGCCTCAGGAGGCGCAAGTCCAGTTTGCCCGCTATCGCACCAACATGGCCGCGCTCCAGCAGGCCGAAAAGAATTACATGGCCATCCGGGGCAATGAGCAAACGGCCCTTCTGAATGCGCGCCAGTTCATGGAGCGCAGCCGCGAGTTGTCGCTGCAAACCGGAATCCCCGTGGTCAACCGTATCACCCAATTCGGCCTGAGACAGACTGGCGATCCCACGATCACGGCTTCGGACATCGCGCACCAGACCTTCCTGACCGAATATGCGAAGGTCGTTGCCGGCTCGCCTTCGGGCGCTGGGGTTCTCTCGGACAGCGCTCGCCACGAGGCGTTGGACATGCTCCAGAGCAGCGCGACGATGGAGCAGAAAGAGGCCGCGTTCAAGCAACTCGAAAAGGACATGCAGAACCGCATGGAGGCGCTTCGGGCCTCGATTGAAGACGGCTACCGGGCCTTGGCCGGAACCCAACCTGAGGCCGTTCACGCTGCATCCGCTCCTGCCGCCGAGCGCCCAAGCGGTAAACTGGACGAAGGCAATGTCTTCATCGGCGAGCGCGGCAACGGGCAAGCTCAGATCACGAGCGAGCCCGTCCGCTATGCGACCGATCAGGACCGGCGGTTCGCCGCGATCATTCAGGCCGTGCTCAATCGTGGTGGAACGGCCGAAGAGGCCAATGCGCTGGCCGATAAATACGGCTACCCCAAGATCGGCGGGAAGCCCGTTTACGACCCCGCCGCTTGGAACGAAGCGGTTCGTTACAACAAGACTCGTCCCAAGGGAGCGCCTCCCGCAACCGTCGAGGTTCCGGAGCAGGGCGTGCGGCAGGAGTCGAACACGGTCGCTGCTTTGGGCGGCGGGGATTCCGCGTTGGTCGCCGGGCTGTCCGGGGCCGGGACAGGCGTCCTCGCCGGCTTCGATGACGAGGTGTACGGCGGCATAGACTCGATCCTGTCCGGAAAGTCTATCGATGAAGCCATTGCGGAAATGGATTATCGCAAAGGCCTAGTTAGGAGCGGGCATCCTGGAGCTTATCTGGCGGGCGAGATCGGCGGGGCCGTGGCGACGCAGATCGGGGCAGGGGCCGCCCTAGCGCGCACTGCGCCCCGGCTGGCGCTGCCTTCCGGGGCCGGAGCCCTAGCACCACGCGCCCTTGCTGGTGACGCCGCCTACGGGGCCGCCTACGGGGCTGGCGAGAACAATGAGGACAGGGTGGGCGGGGCTCTTGGTGGGGCCGCGCTCGGGGC